GAAACAAGCGGTAAAATAGTTAGATACATTCCAGATGGGTTAAAAGGTTGGCAAATAGAAACAGGCAGAGGAACAGGTGCAGGACTTAATAATAGCAATACTATGGGTGTAGAAGTTATTGCTCCGGAAGATGAATACGTAACAGCAGCGCAAATAGAATCAGCAAAAAGATTAGCTCAATATTTAGGTTTTAGAAAAGATCAAATATTTTCCCATGGAGAAGTTAATCCTGGTCATAAATCAGAGACAGAAGGAAAAAGAATAAAAGAAGAGATAAGTGGAATAAAAGTAAATATAAAAAAATAAATTAAATTATGCCCGTAAGATATTATCCCACATCAAGAATAATAGCAAATCAATTAACTAGAGGAGCTCAATTAAGTAAAAATGGAATTCCTTATGTGGGTCTATACTATAAAACATTTGATAATAAATTCTATTCTGGTCCAAACCCTGTAGTAGGTCCAAATGAATTATTAGATGATATAAATTCAAATATTGGATTAAGTGGTAATGATATTAATAGAGTTATAAATTCTGAAAATCCTAAATCTCACAATAATTTTACACTATCTAATCTACAACAAAGTAGAGTACCAAAATCAATTACTAGTTACTTTCCAAAACCAATAAAGACTGATTATGATTTAGGCTATATAAATAGATACTTTGTAAAAAAGAAAAATGATAATGGCTATATCACTGAAATATCTCCTTCTGTTTTTACTAGTATTGTAAATGGAGATCCTGGATATGATACAAATATGCTACAAACTCAAGTGATAGCATGGAAGCTAACTGGACCTTTACGTTCTATTAGAATAAGTCAATACGATACAAAAGCTGGTATATACGACACAAATGAAAGATTAGTAAAAGCCGCAAATCCTAATTTTTTTGGTCTAATTGAATATATTGGAGGTCAATATGATAAGTTTGGTATTCCCACTTAATAAATAGATTTGCTATTGTCAATAGATTGATGTATATTTGTTATCTAATAAAAGTTATGCAAAATGTACTTCATCGTAGAGACAATAGATCAATTTAACCAAATGCCTATCGGTGATGAGTGTTTTATTCAACTTATCACTGGAAATACTAAATACCACCCAAAACTTACTTACCCAAGTTTAATCTACTATAATGATGGAGAAAAGGGTTATATTTTCCCCTTCAACCACTCAGAAGCCTTTTCATTAGACATTACTCTAGTAGATAGATTCCTAAATAAACATAATAAAGTTTATCTACTTGATAAAAAGTATCATTCTTATTTCTTAGATACTAGTAATGCTATAGATGTAAACTTTATTCATTTAGACCAAACTAATAGCTCAGAACTATTTAATTGCGATACCTTATTACATAGTCAATACTATTCAAAGTATGGAGAACTTGATTATGTAAATACTATTATTCCTATCTCAAAGCATTACGAATCATGTGAATGTTTATATGAATCAGTAAAAGGCTATTTTGATCTAGAGATAGATACCTCTTTTCAAGATAGACTAATCTCTTCGTATAAGCTAGTAGAAAGTAAAGGCATTAAAATAGATACAGAAAAATTTACTAGTAAATATAGCACGCAGTCTAAAAACTATTCCATTAAAGAGGATATTATACACTCTTACTATAATCTTTATAATTTAACCGCTAGACCTACTAATGCATTCAATTCAGTTAACTTTTTAGCTATTCCTAAAGATAAAGAGTATAGAGAGTGTTTTATTCCAGCTAACGATTATATGGTTGAGTTTGATTTTGATGCGTATCACCTAAGGCTAATAGGAAAGCTTATAGATTATAAGTGGCCAAAAGAATCTATACACAATATACTAGGAAGAGAATACTTTAATAAAGCAGAACTATCTGAAGAGGAGTATAAAGAATCAAAAACAATAACGTTTAAGCAGTTATATGGTGGAGTAGATAAGAAATATAAGCATATAGAATTCTTTTCTAAGTTAGATAAGTATATAGAAACTATGTGGGATCTATATAAAAAACAAAAAGCTATATTTCTTCCAACTGGCAGTCTATTAAAATATTCTGCATCTATGAATAAGCTTAAGCTGTTTAACTACATAGTGCAGAACCAGGAGACTCTGGCTAACGTAGATAAGATAGAACGTATAAATCAATACCTAATTCACAATAACTGTCAAACAGCGCTTATATTAATCACCTACGATGCTTTTCTATTTGACTACTCAATAAAAGACGGAAAAGATACACTTATACAAATAAAAACCATTTTAGAAGCTGATGATATGGTGGTAAAACATAGCCACAGCGTAAACTACTCATTTTAATAATAAATCAATATATTTATACATAATAGTTATGACAGATTATAAACAAATAGAACTAACACAAGAATTACTGATGAATAAACTATTCTGCTCTTTTGCTACTAAGGAGAATTTAGATGAGAGATTGCAAGAGATAAATAGAGAGTATAAAATAATGTACGGAAAGATTTTTGTGTTAATATCACCAGAATCAGACGAATATATGTGCACCTATAATATAGAATTAGAGGGTGGTAAAGCAAAGATATTGAATAACACTATTTTATTGCACAGAAAAAAAGACTCTAATACCCTATATACCATTAATGCCTTAAACATATTAATTAAATCATTAAATGGTGGAGTACTAGACACGAAATTCATTATAAATTGGCAAGACTACAAGAATAGTATTCTTTTAACCCAAGGCGAAGAGATTAGAAAGTTAAATACTTCAATCCATAAGATAATAAACGTCTAACTCGACATTTAAATTTCTTTTCTAAGCTAGATTAGCTTACTTTTACTATATAAACAATCAAATAAAGTATATGGACATTAATGCATTAAAAAGCAGGTTAGCAACCTTGCAAAATCCTCGAGGAGGTCAAAAAGGAGATCTAGTTAAAACGCTATGGTCACCAACAGTTGGAAAAACATTAGTACGTATCGTTCCTTCGATGTACAACAAAACAAACCCGTTCAAAGAACTTTACTTTCACTACGGTATCGGTAGTAAAAACACAATGATCGCTCTTTCTAACTTCGGAGAAAAAGATCCAATCAATGAATTTGCTGCAAGTATTCGTAAAGAGGATTGGCAATTAGCAAAAAAGCTTGAAGCCAAGATGAGAGTATTTGTGCCTGTAATTGTTAGAGGTGAAGAAGAGAAAGGCGTAATGCTTTGGGGATTCGGTAAGCAAGTTTACATGGATCTATTAGCTTTAGCTGAAGATGAAGATGTAGGCGATTTTACTGATCCAATTAATGGTCGTGATATCACTATTGATGTACAAGGCAAAGAGACTACAGGATTATCATATAATACCTCTAGCGTAAGAGTAAGAACTAAAATTACTCCTCTATCAGATGAAGCTGAAAAGGTAAAATTATGGTTAAATACCCAACCAGATCCAACTACACAGTTTAAAAAGTATTCTTACGAAGAAATGAAAAATGCTTTGTTCGCGCATTTAAACCCTGAAGAAGAGATCAAACATAATTCAAATACTGTAGTACCAAATGCAGATAAAAATGATTTGCCTTGGGAAACAGAAACTAAAGCACCTGAGAAACCATTTTCTATTGCTACTGCAAAAACAGATATTGATAAAAAGATTGACAGCTTATTCGATTTTTAATCTACATCACATATCTTAATTTTAGCCCGCTCGTAAAACAGCGGGCTTTTTAAACTAAACAACACATGGCAAAAGCATCAAAAGACGAAGGATTAAATAGCAAAATATCTAATGCTATCAAATCAGAATTTAATTTAGATAAATTCAAAAAATCAAAAAACTTAAGTTCTACATCAGTAAAATTTAAAGATCAAGAGTGGATTCCGCTTTCATCAGCATTTCAAGATGGATTGCAAATACCGGGTTTAGCAAAAGGTCATATCAATCTATTGCGAGGCCACTCTGATACAGGAAAAACTACTGCTTTATTGGAAGCAGCAGTAAGCTGTCAAAAAATGAATATTCTCCCTGTATTCATTATCACAGAAATGAAATGGAGTTGGGAGCATGCGAGAAAGATGGGTCTTCAATTTGAAGAGGTACCTGGCGTAGATGGCGAAGTATCAGATTATAGCGGATTCTTTTTATACGTAGATAGAGAAAAGCTTAATTGCATTGAAGATGTAAGTGCATTTATGGCTGACATTTTAGATGAACAAAAGAAAGGTCATTTACCTTATGATATCTGTTTCTTCTGGGATTCAGTTGGATCTATTCCTTGTAGAATGTCTGTAGAAAAATCTACTATGAATAATGAATGGGCTGCAGGTGCAATGTCACAGCAGTTTGGTAATTTCATTAATCAACGCATTATCTTATCAAGAAAAGAAAGCCAACAATACACGAACACATTAGTGGCTATCAATAAAGTTTGGGTAGCAAAAGCAGAACATGTAATGGGTCAACCTAAGCTATGCAATAAAGGTGGCAATACAATGTTCTTTGATGCATCTTTAATTATCACTTTTGGTAATGTAACAAATGCTGGAACTAATAAGATCAAAGCGAGTAAAGGAGGTAAAGATGTAGAGTTTGCAAAGCGAACAAGAGTATCATGCGATAAGAATCATATTACAGGTGTAACAGCAGTTGGTAAAATTATCATGACTGTAACTGGCTTTATTGATGATAAGCCTTCAGCAATTGAGAAATATAAAAAACTCCACTCTCACGAATGGGCACAAGTATTAGGCACAGCTGATTTCGATATTGTAGAAGAGGATGCTAGCAATGCTGAAATATTTGATGATTCTGAATAAATAAAATAAAAAATAAGTTATGAACGACAGGTATAGAGAAATCTTAAACTCTTTAGGTACTAAAGAAGAAGAAACATTTGAGCCAAAAGGCGTAAATGATAGAGTATTAATAGTAGATTCACTGAATACCTTTATAAGGTCATTCGCTGTTATACAACATATAAACAAGCAAGGAAATCATATTGGCGGCCTAACTGGATTTCTAAAATCAGTTGGTTATGCAATCAGTTTGGTTAGACCAACAAGAGTTATATTAGTATTTGATGGCCAAGGTGGATCAACAAATAAGCGATATCTTTATCCAGAATATAAAGCAAATAGAGGTTACAGAAGAATAACCAATTGGGATTCATTTGAATCTCAAGAGCAAGAGTCTGAATCAATAACAAATCAAATTGTTCGCTTAGTTGACTACCTAAAGTGTTTGCCTGTCGATCTACTTTCTATTGACAAAATTGAAGCTGATGATGTTATAGGTCGTATGGCAATGGATTTACCAGGTGAAGTAACAATAATGTCTAGCGACCGAGACTATTTACAGCTCGTATCTGAAAGAATTAATGTATATTCTCCTATAAAGAAGAAGTTTTATTATCCTAAAACAGTATTAGAAGAATACAATACAACACCGCAAAACTTCTTAAGTCAGAAAGTGCTATTAGGTGATAAAGGCGATAATGTTCCTGGAATTACTGGTTTCGGTCCAAAGACGCTAATCAAGTGCTATCCAGAATTAAGTGAAGAAAAGACTTATACATTAGATGAACTTCTAGATAAAGCAAAAACATCAAAAGGAAAAGCATTCGAAAACATTAGAAACTTTGAATCTCAATTAAGAATCAATGAAAAGCTAATGGATCTTAAAGAGCCAAACATTCCTGAAGAGTCTTTATTAGAGATACAGTATGTTATAGAGAATCCTAATAAACGGTTTAAATCAAATGAGTTTATAGAATTATACAATGAAGATGATTTAGGAGAGAGTATAAGAAATGTTAAAGTATGGTTGTTTGATAAATTTCAAATTTTGGCCAGTAAGTATCAATAAAAATAAATTAAAGTTATGGCAGTATTGCACACGTTACAGAGTTACGGAAATGGATTTCAGATTAAAGTATTAAGCAGTCTATTAAAGCATAAAGAGTTTTTACAAAACACAAATGATGTATTAGACTCAGAAATGTTTGATAATCCTGCACACAAATGGATAGTTTCAGAGATTCTTAGGTATTATTACAAATATAATACAACTCCTTCAATGGACTCTTTACAGGTTGAAGTAAAGAAAATTGATAATGATGTTTTAAAGGTTAGCGTTATTGAGCAACTTAAAGAGTCATTAAAAGCCACCAATGAAGATCAAGAATATGTAGAGAGTGAATTTAGTAACTTCTGCAAAAATCAACAGCTAAAGAAAGCCATCTTAACCTCAGTTGGCTTATTAGAGAAAGGTCAATTAGATGATATTAGACCAATCATTGATGCAGCATTAAAAGCTGGTCAAGATAAACGTATAGGTCATGAATATGAGAAAGATGTAGAAACCCGATACAGAGAAGAGCAAAGATCAGCTGTCGCAACTCCTTGGTCACATGTTAATGAATTGCTAATGGGTGGATTAGGCGTAGGAGATTTAGGCATTATTTTTGGTAATCCTGGTGGTGGTAAATCTTGGATGCTAGTTAATTTAGGCGCTATCGCTGTTCAATTAGGTTATAATGTTGCTCATTACACTTTAGAGCTATCTGAAGACTATATTGGCAAACGCTATGACTCATTACTTACTGGCATTGATACTCAGCAAATACATTTACATAGAGATAAAGTAGAAGATGCTATCTCAAAATTAAAAGGTAAATTAATTATTAAAGAGTATCCTATGGGTAAAACTACTCCTAATACTATTGAGACTCATATTCAAAAGTGTAGAGATTTAGGAACTGCTCCAGATCTAGTTATTATTGACTATGTAGATCTTCTAAAAAGTAGAACAAGATCAATTGATCCTAAAGATGCTATTGATGATGTGTATACTGCAGTAAAAGGTATGGCAAGAGAACTTAAAGTGCCTATTTGGACAGTATCTCAAGTTAATCGTATGGGAGCAAAAGATGATGTAATTGAAGGAGATAA